GCACCAGTTGGTCCAGTAGCACCAGTTGCACCGACTGGTCCTGTAGGACCTGTCGCACCTGCTGGCCCTGTAGCACCTATTACACCTGTTGGTCCAACGTTACCTGTAACACCTGTTACGCCTGTGGCACCTTGTGGGCCAGTCGCTCCCGCAGGTCCTGTCGCACCTGTGACTCCTGTTGTTCCAGTTGCGCCAACTGGTCCCGTAGGTCCAGTAGCTCCCGTGACTCCTGTAGCGCCAGCAGGTCCTGTTGGACCTGTTGCTCCCGTTGCGCCCGTAACGCCTGTAGGTCCTGTGTTACCCGTGGCTCCAATAGGACCAGTGGCACCCGTCGGGCCAGTCGGTCCAGTACTTCCTGTAGCACCTGTTGCTCCCGTCGTGCCTGTTGGCCCAGTTGGGCCAGTTAATCCTATAGGTCCTGTTGCACCTGTTGCACCAGTAGAACCAGTAGGTCCTGTTGGGCCAGTTGAACCAGTTACGCCTTGACCACCTTGTGGTCCTTGGTCTTGTGAAAGTTCTACCGCTACTTGCGGTGTAATGTTTTCGATAACAATTATTGTGGTCATTGGGTTACCGCTCCTGTCACAATAAACTTGCCTTCTAAAATACGTGTAACAGTTCCACCTGAGTTTAGTACTAGATCATAGGCGTAACGTCCTGCTGCAATATCTCCAGTAACAGTTGCACTGAGCGTGACGTTAATGCGTCCTGTCAGTGGAGTAAGCACCATTGCACCATTAGCTGTGCTTGCGACCACTGTTGTAGTAGACGCACCAACGAATGGTCGTACTGTCATAGTTCCTGTATATCCAGTCAAATTCCAAGGAGTTTGGTCATTGAGGATCTGGAACTGAAAGTTAAATGTAGTGGCTTGGTCACAGACCAAATTATATTTAGCACTCAAGATGATATCGCTCTGAGAGCCTGCGCTGCAGGTAGTTGAAAAGTACTAGCGAGAGCATTACATACGCCGTTATAGTCAAGACGACTGTTACCAGTCCTACCCGCAATCGCATTTAATACTCCAACTGTGTCTGTTAAGTTTGTAGATACTGAACGTTGTGTTGCCCATTGCTTTGCAGCAAGTGCTTCACCCACCATTGCTCCTGGTGCTCTATAGGTGCCACCATTAGCCAAACGGTTAAGTTCATCTAATAACGTTGTGCCGTACTGTCCTAGTGCCACCTATATCTCCTTTACTTCTTCTTGGTTTTCTTTGCTGCAGCGTTATCTACTAGATTTGGATATGGTCGTCCTGCTGCTTTTGCTCTTGCCTTAGCTGCAGTCTTCTGCGCTGGCGTTAGAGGTGTTGACTTCTTATTAGGATTCTTTGTATCCCAGAAAGCTACTTTCTTTTTCATTTGCAACTACAATCCCAAGCACGAAGTGACTTGTTTATTCTTGAGTTTGGATCTTTGGCTGTCTTACTAGAAGTGTTCTTGGCCTTCATCCCACACATACGACCACAGAAAGACTTGCGCCTTGCTGCAGACTTAGGAGACTTAGCAGCCTCAGCCTTTTTAACTGGAGGCTTGAGATTCATACCCGCAGCTTTGGCAGAGGCACGACCTTTTGCATTCAGGCCACCCTTGGGGTTCTTACCTTCTGCTCTCTGCCACGCTGGAGTCTTTGCCATTTACTTCTTCTTACCCATTTTCTTCTTAGTCATTTTTGCTTCTGATAATGCAATAGCAATTGCTTGCTTACGGTTCTTAACTACTGGACCCTTTTTACCTGAGTGCAAAGTTCCAGTCTTAAACTCGTGCATTACCTTTTCAACTTTAGTCTTTGGCTTGGCTTTTTTCATTAGCCCATCTTCTTCTTCATACCAGAAACCTTCTTAAGGTTTGGGTTGGCTTTGACAGCCTTCTTAGATGCCTTACGAGCACCTGCTGCAAGGATAGCGCCAGCACGTTCCATACCAACGCCTTGCTTTGCTGCAATCTTCTTTTGGACTGCCTTAAATCCTGGATGCGCTGCTGACTTCTTCATTAGCACTTACAAGATTTCTTTGACTTACCGCACTTCTTGCACATTCCTGCCATTGGCTTCTTCTTCATTATTTTGTTACCTTTCCCATAGCTCCTGTTTGGATTGAATCATAAGACGAATACTTCGATGCGCTTGGATACTGCTTGTCTGATGATGGATAAGGCTTTACATCTTCTTCCATACCCATATCGTTCATCATTGAGTTTTCTGATGTGTTCATCATTAGCTGCCCTTCTTCATTGCAGAGTTCTTCATCATTTTTCCATTAGCCATCTTGTGCATACCTGTCTTTGCTTCAGCCTTCTTCTTAGCAGGAGTTTCTTTCTTCTCGTGCTTCATCTTGGCTGCCTTGCTCTTGTAAACTTCTTTCATTTCTACTCCTTGAAGGTCATTGAGATCCCATCGAAAGCCTTACCAGCCTCGTTGGAAAGTTTAACTGCTGCATCTATATCTTTACTCTTTGTTGAACGTGGTTCTATGCCCTGCCTTGTAGCATCATAATAGGACTGTAGTTCTCTATCGTGCTGCTTAGCGGTAGGTAATTCTCTGTGGTTTGCCACGCCTACGCTCAACTCTAGTTCTCCTACCTTGCAACCAAAGCAACCTTCAACATACTCAAGATGCGTGGTGCGTCTATGTAAACTCATACTGGAGTTAACCAAGTTCCATATCCGGCAGCAGTAAGGACTCCTGCTTGGTAGTCGCTAATCTCGTACTCGTGTCCACCAAGGAAGTAATAACTAGCTGCTGCTAATTCATCTTGGCTTGGAGTTAAAGTTAAAGTAACTGTAGTCCCATTAACAATTAAAGTCTGTCCTCGTGGGATATCTGTAAGACTGGGAGCAATAGATCCACTGCTAGTTCCACCATTAAGACGACGACCTGCAAGGCGTGAGTATGGAGTGAACTCACTGCCACCTGCGCCATAGGTTTGCCACACGTACGGTGTCATTAGTGTATATGCCATATCCAACCTTTCATAAGTGACAGAGGTGGGTTTGACCCCACCCCTGCCGTTGCACTAGCGGAATTATCCGTTTGTTGCGGCTGACTCAATGCGATAGAGCGCAGCTTCACGAAGGCGTGCAAAGCCTCCGAAGTAGTACCAACCGATTGTGCGGAAACGACGTAGTGCGTCAATCTCTGGACCGATAACGGTTGAGATGTCTGCAGCCTGTGCTTCAGCCAATGCTTCACGACCAGCGACGATTGCGCGGTAGTTGTTAGTAAATGTAACAGTACCTGTATCTGCTGCTGAAGTAACGTTAGTTGTTGTCAGAGAGTAGGTAAATGTTGTTGTTGTTGGTACAGATGCGATTGTAAATGTACCGTTAAGTGATGTTGCAGTTACGCAAGCAACTGTTACGATTTGACCTACGCCAAGACCGTGAGCAACTGCTGTTGTAATTGTTGCAACGTTGGATGTCAACGCGCTGTTGGTGATAGTAGTGCTTGTAGCAATACCTGCAGCCAACTTTAGACCGTTAAGAACACGTGGTGTCTCAACAATGAATGCGCCTTCAATTACGCCTACTGCGCCAGCAACGAACGGTGTACGCTCAACGTACTTTGTTAGTTCCTGGAAGCCACCTGTACCAGTTTCAGCGCGAAGATCGGCTGACTGACGTGGGTGTAGGTATGCAGCATATAGTTCGCCCATACGAGGCAATGCCTTGTTTGTGCGTAGTGATACAACAGCGTTACGGATATCTGCAACTGTCATTGTATCTGTTGATAGAACTGCAGATGATGCAGTTGGAGTAGTTCCTGATGGACCGTTTGAGTAGATCACGTTGGTACCTGCGGACAGGACCTGACCTACTACGTTGTCAATAGAATCTGCTGCGTTGTAAGCGATGATGTCAGCAAGAGCTGAGTCAACATCGTTGAAAGAAGTTAGGTTTAGCTTCTTTGTTGTTGTAACTGCTGAACCGTATTCGTTCAGTGTTACTGTAACCTGTGAAGGGTTACCTAATGCAATGGAAGATACATCTGAAGTTTCTGTCAATGTAGAAGTGGCTTGTGCCAAGTCTGAATAGATTGAGAAAACAACTGATGATCCTGGCATTGCCTGTTGCACTGGCTTGACGTCGGCAAGTGAACGCATAACAGGAATGGAGCGAAGCGCCATTCTTACATACTGGTCGTATGCTGCTTGTACGAGGTTGCTGATCGTCGAGCTAGAGGTGGGGGTACCTGTTGGAATTGCCACTTTGGTCTAGCCTTTCGTTAGGATCGGATTAGAGTCCAGACAATCTGATGACATCATCCAGTTCTTCTTTGCTGTTTGCATTCATTAGTTTTTGCATAATGTCTCCGTTATGTTCTGGCGAAGCGCCAGAGTCGGCGGAGTTTGTCATACGCTTATATGCTGCAGCATCGGCTGGATTTACATTAGGTGTCTGGGTTTGGCTTACTTCAATACCGAATACATCGGCATAGTCTTCAAGCCATTTAGATACAGACTCTTCAGTTGGGTCTATATCCTGTGGGATAAATGAAGCAATTTTGCTGTTTACCCCGCGAGCTGCGAGGGCATCCTTTATTGCTCTTTCACGCTGGCCCTTACTTAAAGATTCAAACTGAGAACGAAGTTCTTGCAGTTCTTTATCTTTTTGTTTTGATGCCTTGCGTAGTTGCTTTACTAGATCATTAGACGTATCTTCTGTGAAGTCGTCGTCATCCTCGTAGTCGTAATTGGACATAGTGGTCCTCCTTCTCCCTATTAGTTGTTGGCATAGGCCTCATATTCGTTTGGGGAAACGGTATGGCTCCTACTCCTGGTCTTGTTATCGCTCCACTAGGCCAGTAGTTCTAGTGGCAGGCTTTTATTTAGTAGGCGCCAGCACGATCTCGTGCTAATGCTCCAGATGATATACCGCTTTGACCACTAAAGGTGGCCTTTTCTAATCCGGCAATCTTTTGACGTTGTTTTTTAGCATCCATTTTTCCAGATAGACCAAAGACTTCTTGTTCTGCTGTTGTTTGTGTATATGGGTTTTCCCCATAGATAGATGCAAGTTGTGAACCACGTTGTAGCCCACCACCAATAGTTTCAAAACCTTGTTGTGCTTGGGCCTTTGTAATGCCTGCAGAACCTAGCTCACCAGCACGAGTACCAGTAATACCTAACCCTGATTGCATAGCAGCTCCACCGATTTCAGCAGCAGTTACCTTACGTTTGATATCAGTAAGTGCCTTAGTTGGGTCAAGGGTGTAAGCCAAGATATCGCCATTAGTAATATCTGGGTAAAATGATTTAAGTGATGCAAGAACTTCTGGATTAGAATTGATAACGCGAGACTGTGCAGTCATAATACGATCTTCTAGTTCTGTTGCCGATACATCGTTAGCAATAAATTTGTTAAATCCTTCTTGCGTTCCCATATCACCACGTGCATAATAAGATTCTGGAAGACCGTAGTTACGCATAACATTCTGATACTGGTCCTCAAGATTTAGGTATTCTGCCTCTGAGATTGCTTTAAGACCATTTTTAATACGGTCAGCGTTAGCTGCAAAGCGCTTCTTGTAAGCATCTGTTTCGCGTAATTTAATTGTAAACTCTGATGGAGATGCACCTGATGTAATAAGATCCTTTAGTGGTGTCACTAAAGAAGAAAGCCCATAACGGTCAAATTCACTGTATAAAAGATCATATGCAGATTTGCGTTCATTCCAGGCTTTTGCTGCATCAGAACCTGGGGCGAACGGGTTTGCTGTAACACCTGTAGAAAGATTTGTTCTGGTAGCAGTTCCAGAAAATGGAAGAGTTATAGAAGAAGCAGTTCCAGAAAATGGAAGGTTTGTTGTGCTAGCAGTTGATGTTGGTCTTCCAGTTACTGGGTCATAGCCAGCTACTTGCATTTCACCACTTGCTACGAGGTTATTAACAATTCCAGCTCGTAGTTGGTCATCACTAAGAGTTCTAGCATCAACGCCTGGAGCAATCATTCCAGGCCCAAAGCCAATGTCCCAGCCAGCCTTAGCAAAACCAACTCCTTGAGCAGTCTTTGCTACTTTATCTGCAGATAATTGATTTCCATTTTCATCATAAAAAGTTTTTACATTAGAACCTGTAGGCATTTTTCCAGCAAGTTGAGCCTGAGTTACTTTTTGTGCATATTCATACTGGTCAACTAATTTACCGGTTTCAGGGTCTTTAACATATCCTGTTTGTCCCTGTGGACCAAAGTATTGTGCCTGATAAATAGGATTAAGATTGGTGGCTTGACCAGTTGCTGGGTCAATATAATTAGTTGCAGTAGGTATAAGTTGCATTTTGCCAGCAAGAGCAGATTGTGTTGCTTTTTGCTGTGCAAGAAGGTCGCCATATTCAGCACCACTTGCTTCAGAGTAAGCATAGTTAGGAATTACATAACCACCAGAACCAAATCCAACTGAACCATACTGAGCAGTAAGTTCTGCTTGACGTGCTTCTATCTGTTTTTTAATCTCAATTGCTTCTTTTTCTGTTGCTGTACGCAATTTTGCTTCAAGACTAGCAAGAGTTTTGTCTGGCTTTAATAATGGATCAACATTTGCACTGTTAAAAACGTCAGTTGCTATTTTGACAGGTGGAGTTACTGTTGCTGGATCTGTATATTGAATAGCCATTTATTTACCCCTGAAATCCGAAGTCACGAAGGACTCCTAATGCAGCATTTGAAACTTCTTCTTTAGCAGTACCTGTGTACTGCCAACGATTATCTTGACGTAATGCCTTATTAAAATCGTATAAGTTCATATCTCCCTTATCAGTGATAGCCATACGCAAAGTAGGGTCATTAAGACTAATTGCATTAGGATCTAATTCAAGAGTAGTTGCCATAGTTTTACGGTATGGTGCATAGATATCTTGAAGGTCATAGCCTTGATTAAGCAAATCACGCACATACTTTGGTTGACCGCTTGCTGCAAGCATACGAGCATCTTGAGAGATGCGGTTAATATCTAAAGAACCATCAGCTAATCCACGAAGAACTGCTGTTTCAAGATCACCACCTGCTGTAAGTGCAGATACGTTAGGCAAAATGTCTTTAAGTGTAAATCCATTAGCTTTAGCAATACCTTGAAGTGTCTGATAGTTTTGTAATGCTTGACCACTAAAACCAATCTGTGATGCACCAGTTCCTGTACCAACAATACTTGTTACCTTACCAATAAATGGCGTGATAAGAGCATTGATTGCTAGTGGGTCATCATCTAAAAAACCATCATAAATCTTGGCTGCAACAGATTGCGCTTGCTCATCAGTAAGAGTAACGCCAGCAATTTCTTTTGCCTTTGCTTTTACTGAACGCATTTGCTTTGAAAGATATAGGCCATAATCAGATTTAGTTACATCTTCACCTGCTGCTTTAAGTTCATCATATTTTGCACGATCAACAATACGTTCACGTACAGTTGATGCGTTCTTTTGCCACCAAGGAGTTAACTTAGCTTTAGACAGAAACTTAGCATCATCCCAACCTCCAGCAACTGCTTCTACAAGAAGTTCGCCAAGTTTAGGATCTAACTTAAAGATATAATCAGGTAGGTCATACCAGAAATCTGTCTTGGCAAGAAGAGTATCTAGTGAACTCTTAACACCTGTTGGAGCTTTACCTTCAGCTATTAAGCGTGCCGCGTTTTGTGAATCTGTAAAGCCACCTCCAGGAGTTACTGTAGGCGTTTCAACAGTTGCTCCAGGTGTGCTAGGTGCAGGTTTTGTAATACCGCCAGTACTTGGCAAAGGTTTCTTAGTTAAAGTATCTTTAGTGGGAGCAGGAGTTCCTACAGGCGCTCTTACTCCTAAACGCGCAGCATCTGGACCAAATGTTGGCTTAGTTCCAGCAGTAGTTGTTGTCTTCTTTAGTTCAGGAAAATTTCTTTCAACTCCAGGTGCAATAACACCAAGTCTGCCTGTTGCCTTATTAATATCCCTCTTAATAGAAATAGTGTCTTCACCACGAGCAACAGCGCGTGCTAGACTCTGGTTAAGATCTAAAAGTTTTTGGTTAAGAGTTGAGTATTCTTTAGCATCTTTTTGCAACTTAACAAGATTATTATATTGTGCATTTAATTTTTCATATTCGTTTTTAACTACTTTAATTTCGTCATTAATCTTTTTTACTTCAGCATCTGTGATGAAAGGTTTTTTCTTTGATGCTTCAAGCTCACGTGCTTTTTTTACCTTGGCTGAGTATTGTCCAGAAAGGCGTTCTAGTTTAGTTTTAACTACATCAGCCATTAGCGACCACCCAGCGCATTCATAAATGTCTCATAGAAACCAAGGACCTTGTTGGCCTTGCCTTCATCTGTTCCTGAAATCTTATCTATTAAGTACTGTTTCTCATTTAAGCCAGTTGTAACTGTTTGCTTTTGACTAGAACCTGAACCTGAATAGTTAGTGACTGTTGATGCTTTGCCTTCAATTCCTTTAAGCATTTCTGAATACTTTTTAATCTCAGCAGCAGTAGCCTTGCGTCCTAAAGTGTCTTGGATAATTGAATTAACTATCTGTTGTGCGGCCTCTGGTTTGTATTTAGTTACGCTAGTAACTGTTGATGGACCACCACTGCCTGTTCCTGAACCTGTGCCTGAACCCATAACGCTAATCTGTTGGAAGAAAGCATCACGACTAATAGGACTAGTCAACGAAACAAGTGCTCTATCTTCTTCAGCCTTATTAAAGGCTTTGATTAAAGCAGGAGTGTACTTATCAGTAATCTTACCCTTGTAGTAGTTTCCTGATTTAAGGATTTTTGAATAGGCAGTAATAAGCGTAGGATTCTTGGCAACAATCTTTAAGAAGTCTGTAAAGTCTCCTGTTGTTGTTTGGCCAGTTGTTCCGCTAGTACCGGCTGCAGCAGTGCGTGCTGATTCTGCTGCTTGCGCTGTAGCGCGAGCCTGATCTGGTGAGCTTCCAGCCACTTTAGTCCCCTAGCAATCTACCAAAGAGTACATTGTAAGCACTCACGGTGTTCTCGTTGTATTGTGAAAGTTCTCGCATTTTGATAATAGTCTCATCCTTGTTCATTTGAGAAAGGAATTGACTGCCACCAAACTGCTCTATTTCTTTCCTTGAAGTCTTGTATTTCTCATAGAGATCAACCATCTTACGCAAAGCCTTAGTGGTTCCAGGGCTTGCCTTTACAGCAACTGGTGACTTAACCATTGCTGTTAAATCATTGTAAGCGTTCATACGCTCAATAGCCTTTTGGCTACCCTGTGATAGTTCTTCTTGAACTAATGGACGCCCAGCCTTATAGATTGCAGCCCAGTCTGTAAACTCTTTGCGAAGTAATGAACGCTCAAAATCTGTACCAACAGATTCAAGGTTTAATTCGTATTGGTTCTTCTTCTCGTAGTAAGTCTGCATATCTGCAGCAGTTTGAACTTCACGAAGGAAGTCAGTAACTGTCTTATTCTTACGAAGACCCATATCAGTCATAGTCTTGTAAGCATCCCAAGAGTAACCAGCTTTGTGAGGAATCAAGAAGGTTGCACCTTGCTTAAACTCCTTAAACAATGCCTGGTTGCTATCTACAAAGTCGCCAGATTCTTGTGCGTAACGAAAGTATGCCACAGTTGAACGCTCTGATTCTGAAACAGTAAATGGCATTTGGTCTGGGAAGTACTTAACCCACTCAGCCATTGCTTTGTCATAGTCACCAACTTTGTCAAGTAGTCCATACCAGACTTGCTTAAAGTTTGCTTCACCATTACCGCGTACCCAGTCGTTCATATCTGACTTGAGCTGTACAGCAGGGGAGGCAGGTGCTACAAAACCGTAGATAACACGCATACCTAAGATACCAAGTGTGCTGTTCTTTAACTTAATACGATAATCTTCAAGTTCTTTGGAAGTAAATGGAATTGGATTATTGTTTGCGTCAAACTTCTGCTTTAATCCGTGTCCAGATGCTTCAAGATAGGTCATAGCCTTACGAGATGCGCTGGCATATTGACCATCACGTTCATCTGTGTTCATTGCTGCATAGATGCGGTTAACGTGTGCTGGCAAGAACGCTGAAACCATTGGTTGATCTATTGCATACTTACCAAGAACAGCACCTGTAATGGTATCTGCTGCACCCTTATCATAAATTCCTACGATATTAGATAGTACCTTGACGGATATACCTGATAGTGGACCAGCAAGTGTAGGAATTGCAGAGTCTGGGTTCAAAGATGGTGTAAGCATCTTTAAGTTAGCACCAAACTGCACTGGCATTGGTACCTTAAACTCTGCTGGTACGCCTAATGCTGTCATTGCAGCTTGTACTGCCTTGTAAACATACTGTGTACCTGGGTAAATGAAGTATGGCTCACCCTGATCGTCGTGTTGAATCCAACCTGAGTGCGTAATTCCCTCATAAGTAAGAGATGCACGAGCAATAGACTCTGGGTTGTAGCGTACAACACGGTAAACACGGCGATAGAAGTCTTCAGTAGCACGATAGAAGCGTGCAAAGTTGCGTCCAGAGAAAGCAAGTTGGCTTTGTACTAGTGGGTTATCAACATATGCAAGGGTCTGTGCTGCTGCACGCTCTTCGATAATAGTTGCTAGTTCCTTTTGAGCACTTGCCTCTGCTTTAACAAGTGCTTTCTCATCTGTGATGCCGCGCTTATGAGCGGCAATGAAAGCATCTGAGAAGCCAGTCTTATCAAAGTCTTTACGAATTTTAATCATTTCTTGTAGAACCATAGGTTCACGTGAGAAACGAGCATTAGCATTACCTAACCAGTCCCAACCCCACTCCATCAAAGATGTTGTGTAATTGCCTGTATCAGATACTGCTACTAGCTGTGGTCCAAGGATGTATGACGGAGCATCTTCTTTTAACTTTGGTAAATCATCTAGTGAAATCTGACCAGAGATTTTGTAAGCGCCAGTTGTTTCATCATACTTACGAATCTTATTAAGAAGTTCAAGGTTAAGAGTTTTATCATCACTTTTAACAAAGAGTTGCTTTGCTGCATCATAGATGCGCTGTGCGTGCTCTTCTCGGCTAATACCGTTTTCTTCTAAACGAAAAGCCTTGACCAACTTCTCATTATCTTTGTCTGAAAGCCAAGCAAAGATTTTACCTACTGCTGCTTTTTCTCCTTCTAAAGTATTAGAAAGATTAGCAACTGCAATACCGCCTAGTCTATCGTTAGCGTAATAACCAATACGCATAGCCCAAGCTACTTCAGACTCTGTACTGGCAAGAGGTGCCATAGGAGTCATACCACGTGAACCCTTGGCACGACTCATATTCTTTGGTAAATTATATTTAAGTTCTTCTGTACGAACTTTGTTCTTACGAGCAAAGTTAAGAGTACGTGTATAGGCGTCAACTCCAGTAAAGGAGTTCTTGCCGCCTTCAACAACATCCATCAAAGCATTGTCTAAGTCGCCGTGCTTAATCTGCATTGCAAGTGCTGCACGGTCTGATTCAGTAAACTTACCTAGACCAGTCTTGCCATAGAACCGAGCCATCTTGCCTTCGTTAAGTGCATTAGCCATAATCTCACGGATTTGGTTCATATCACCATCTGCTGCTTGAATAGCAGCGCCATAGGCTTTTGATTCTTTCTTGTTAATAAAGCGCAACGCACCACCTAGTGGGTTTGCTGCTTTCTGTTCAAAAGTAGTTAATCCCTTTTCCATCTGCTGCGCTGTACGCAAACGAGTGGACAACATACGACCCTTAATAAGACCAAATGGTGACTCACCAATTGCAAGGTGGACCATTAAGTCTTCACCTGCGTTACGAAGTGCATAACGTGGACCAGCAAGAGTAGCAAATGACCAAGCACTGGTCATCTTATCTACCCAACCAGAGTGTGCCACACCAAGGATACGCTGAATCAAACCAGATCGTGCAGATGCACGGTCAATATCACGAATACTTAAAGTGGTTACATAGTCAGACATATCTGAAAGGATAAGACCAACTTGCTCGCCACTAGGCAACTTTGCTGGGTTATAGTCAAGGCCGTTCTTAATTTGGTTTAATGCAAACTGAGGTTCTGCCTTGCCCTGTAATGCACGGGCAATTGGCTGACCTTCTTTAGTTACATTAAGTCCACGAATATCAGCAATGGTTGATTGTAGTCCGTAAAAGATTTCCTTCTTGAGTCCTACTTCAGCATCATCAAATGCTTGTGCCATTAACTTTGCATCGTTACGTGGAAGAACCAAACGTGCGTACTGATAAACCTTTTTAGCTGCATCTCCTGCAGTTACATCTAATGTGTTGTTTTCAAAAATAGGGATATTCTCAAGTTTAGCCTTGAAGCGGTCAATACGATACTGAACCTGCTCCATTGAAAAACGAGCCATACCTTTAGCATCATACTTTGGCTTGATAGCACCAACAATAGCCTCACGGTTATTAGTTACTGTTTCTCTTATGCCGTCATCTGTAGCTGCACCACCAAAAAATAGATTATCAACAAACTTAGAACCCATAAAGTCAATGTTAAATACTTTATTAGCTGTAGTAACTGTTGCAATACGAGCCTGACGAATTGGGTCTAAGCGTGGAATCATCACACGTTTGCGACCAATCTGGCCCTTCATCATTTCTTTAGTCTGGTCTGCATTAAGGAAGAAAGCCTTAGCAGTATTGGCATCCTTAATAGGAGTATCAATGTTGATGAAAGATTTAATAACTGCATCACCAAATTCAGGTGCTGTAATTGCTAATTGTTTCTTTGCTGCAACTCTTTCAGCAGTTGTCGCTGCATCACGATACTTAGTAAGTTGTGCTCCGTATGTATCCCAGAATGCTGCAACTTGTGGACGTGCAAATACTTCTGCAACCTTATTCCCACCCACTACTACATCTAATGAGTAGCGTGAGATATCAACCATCTTCTTGGCCTTACCAAGACCAAGTAAAGGGTCTGCATAAACTCTATAAGCTGCATCTACTGCACCTGATATGGTCTTGTACATAAAACCATTTTTAACTAAATCACCAGGTGTGAGTGCATCAATTACATTGGCAACAGCACGACCTGGAGAGTATTTAGCAGCACTAACTGTATCTAGTGCATCATTCCAAAGGTCATCTTTGTTCTGCTGAACCATAGAAGCAATGGTTTTTTCAGCATCAGTACCAGTAGCAATGATGTCGCTAAGTTTGTCTCCCTTAGAAACACGCATAGCAACAGAGATACGATCATTGCCGTATTGTCTCTTTGCTGTTTCAATACGATTAGGACTAAATACTTTATCGCCTTTGTCGTTTGCAATATCCCAAGCATTACCTGCACCAAAAATTGGTACGCCTTGGTCAAGAGCAACAAGACCTGTACGTGCTACACGAGTAGCAAGGTCTGAACCTTCTTGAGCAATTGCAAATGCTCCACCAAGTGTGTAGTGCCAAGCAGTGCCTAGCCAACCACGGTTGGCTTTCTTTGCTGGGTCTTCATTGCCTGCAACTTTAATAAGAGCTGCTTGTTGTGCAGGGGTCTTAGTTGAGTAAGCCTGTTGTGCAACGTTTGCTGGCAAGTTAGAAAGTTCACGATGTGTAGCAAGAGTTTTAGACAGATCTTGCATTGCTTTCTTTTCTGCAGCAGTTAAACCTGCAGCAGAAGCAGCAGCGTTTAGATCAGCCAATTAGTCACCTCGCGCTATTGCCTGTTGATACAAGATGGCAATAGAACCGTCTGTGTCATATGGCAACATTTTTGCTAGTGTGTCTGAAGTTTTTACATTAGCCTTTTGCATCATCAATGCGCTAGCACCAGGGCCTGCGCCACGATCAATACCTGCAGTAATTGGTTCACTAGGACGTTGTGTTGGTGCATATAATTCTGTTACTGGTGCTTGTGCGGCTGCTTCACGCACATCGCCTGCGCGAGCAGGACGTGTATCTGGAGTTGTAGAAAGCGGAGCACCTGACTTAATAGCCTGCGTCTCAACGCCTTCACCGTATGCGGTAGATCCCATTTGTAAATTATCGGTACGTGTAGAGAACTTACCTGGACCTGCTGGTCCTGCCAGTGGATTCATCATACTCACTGTTGGTCCTCCTCTAATTTTTCTAAATCTGCTGTCATATCTTCCCAAGCCCTATTGGTTTGAGTAAGATGATTTGATTGATAAATTGTTAACTCCATTAACTCACCTGTTAAAGTTTCAATAGATGATGCAATGTTGTGTATAAAGCCTATGCCTACTACAACAAAATCAAGAAAGCGCACTGGACGAGAAACATATTTGTCATCATTCATCGCCCAGCGCACCCTCCGTTAAAAGTTATTATCCCTTTTTTACTGCGTTTCCACGCTTTCCTGCTGGAGTCATTCCGAAGAATACCTTGCCACCTGCTGGCTTAGAGGTATCTTTCTTGCCTTCAACTGGCTTTGAAACTGGCGCTGCTGCGCGAGATCCTTTGTTCATATTTACACCTCCTCTTATTATGCTGCGCCGGTGATACCAGCTAGTAGTTGGGCTATATCGGGTTTTTGACCAGCAGCAGGGGCCTGACCAGCTTGTTCTTGTGGAGGTTGCTGCGAGGCAGGAGCGGGGGCCGCACCTGCTGCTGGAAGCTGTTGCTCCATACCTGGTGCCATAGGTGGCATCTGCTGGGCTGGAGGTGGTTCTGGTGTAAATGCTTTTTCAATAACTGATTCTAATGACTGTCCCTTTTGACGACCTTGGATAACACTTGCGATACGTGAGATAATCTCACTAGGGTCTTGGCCTTGCGCTGCAAGGGCTGGGATTGCCTGAGCATACTGTGCAACAGCAACACGCAAAGAATCGCGCATCTCTTCAATATCAACACGTTGTTCCTCCTGCGTAACATTTAAGTCCATAGGAATCTCACGACGTACATAGTCACGAGATACGAGCTTATCTGAACGCATTTGTAGTAAAGCAATGATGGCACGGTTTGGGTCCATACCAGACATAATTCCGTAGCGTACATCTACGCCGTACTCACCCTTAATGTCACGAGATGGGATGTATTTAAGAACGTAAGGTGTTCCATCATCTGAACCCTTAATTGTCTTTGGAATACCACCAAATACTTTTTCATCTGCTTCAAAGCAAATAGAAATAAGTTCTTGGAACATACGAGCAAACTGTGCTTGTGCTGCCTTGATCTGTGTATCAAAGCCAGCCTGTAGTGCTTGCACACCACGACCTGTTACAACTGATGCGTCAATGTTACCTGAACGAGATTCTGGGTAACGAGCACCAAGGCGTAGCTCACGTTCTAGTACGCCAGACTCTGTAAAGACTCCAGGTGGTAGTTCTAGTGGAACACGGCGAATACCTTGTGGGTTAGCAGAACGCATAATCGCATCAGGACCAAGGGCTAACTCTTGCACATCTTGCGGGATAGCAATAGGTGCTTGGATAGACTTTTCTGCTGCTTGGATCTGCAATACTGCAAAGCGAGCACGAGCAAGTTGTACTGATAGAACATCATCAAACTGTCCACGTGCTTCACCATCTAAAGATGAGCGCATTACAACAGAGGCCATAGCCTTGCCTAAGATATTTGGTGTGCGTGATAGAACTAAGTTCTTACGCTCTGGTAAGTAGAGCAGATCTTGTTCTTTGTCGTGGTACTTGACCATTGAGATATAAGGAGAAGAAAGAGCGTACTGGTTTCGGCCTAAGATTAAATCGTAGAACTCTGGGTATTGCGCACCTAGCGTTTCTGCATCGGTAACAATTACCTGAGTAACTGATAGTACGCGACCATAACGATCTAGCTCTGGGTAAGTACCAAATGGGTTAAGCATACGAACACGAGGATTGTTGTCATCGTAATCCATCTCAACCATACCGATACCAAGACCGTAGGTGTTATACCAGTCTGCGCCTGTGTACATCTGCAGTTGTAGGTCAGAGTTTGTTACATAAAAGTTTGCAATACGAGTTCTAGTATCTGCAGCTTTACGTGCTGCATCTGAAACCATATTGGTTGCTGAACAGTTAAAGGATGGCAACGGTGCCATTGCCTCTGCTAAGTCACGTGCTGCGACGTCAATGAAGTTTGCAACCAGAGGCTTTGGATATTCCTCTGAAAACATTGCAGGATATACCTTAGAGATATCTCCCTGACGCACTGAGAGCACATCACGCATACGTTGATCTCGCGCTGATGAGCGCGTACGTAAGCGTGCTAGCTTAGCGTCAACTTCTTTGACTGATAACAATGGGGGTCCTTAACCGTTGTAGCGTTCTGGGTTCTTTAGGTAACGAGCCTTTTGTGCAGGTGTCATTTTAGATGGAGAAATTTTATCTGGCATTACTAGCACCTTCTTTTTTACAGGTGCCTTAGCAGGTGCCTTAGTTGTTGTCTTAGCAGGAGCCTTTGTTGCTGGCTTAGCCATTGGCTTTGCTGCTGCCTTTTTAGTAACTGTAGAATTACCAATAGCAGCGGCTGCACGTTTTGCTGCTGCTTTCTTTTCTTGCATCTTTTCAATAGCAACACCGCGAGCAGCAGTGCGTGAGCGATCAAGTTGCATACGTGGCTTTAAGATATTACGTGCTTTTTCAAATTCTTTAGATGAAAGGCTAACTTTTGCAGTTTCAGCATTACGTTGAACTGTATCTCCTGCTGCATATTTAACTGCGCTTTTTGCTGCAGCATTACGAGCATAGAATACTTGCTCTGCACGAGAGTTAGTTGGTGCTTTTACTTTACCTGGTTTTTTTGCCATTGCCATTGCTATCTCCTTATTAGATGAACGTGCGGTCTTTCTCTGCGAGCAGTTCATCTATGTTGATAACTGTTCGTTTGCCTACCTCGTGGCGAGATAGAAAAGGGTTTTTCATATGGTGGGTCTTGTGCATACCTTGGTTGAGCATCTCACGTGCTCTAATCTCACAGAACCACAGAGCCATCACCATATCGGTCTTGCCTTTAGTAGTAGGCGACCACGTAATCAATTGCTCAATGAGCGCCTTAACGTTTTCAGTTTGATCTGAAGGTAAGTGAATAAGGTTATCGCGGTGGTGCTTACCATCAAATTGCTTGGTGCCAAACAAAGTTGACATTGATGCAACTCCAAAGCCGGAGTCCCACTTGTTGGTTCCAGTATGGTGTTCCCGCAGTAGCACTCCTCGGCTAGCCAAGTTTGCAC